TCCTGTCTTTGTGCGTTGCCGTGGTAGTGGGCATTACGGGCATCCGTAGAAACCAGGCAACCGATGACAAGAAGGAAGCGTCTGAAATGACCACCCTCATTGTGAAGTTGGAGAATATCAATAATGGCGTAAATGAGATTAAGTCTGATATGCGTAACATGAGAAACGATATTCAGGACTTGAGGGATAGGCTTATCATTGTGGAGCAATCTACAAAATCTGCCCACCATAGACTGGATGGTTTTGAAGGAAAGCATGAAACTTCCCAGTAACAATCAAACATGGCCGGGGAAAGGGTTCCCGGCAAGTCCAATGGGGCTATGAGCGCTGCGGCGTTTGTAGCCCCTCTTTCATTTTAAGGAGGAAAAGATTATGTCTAACATCAACTGGACTGTGCGTATCAAGAACAAGAACTTCTGGATTTCTCTCATTCCTGCTATTCTCCTGCTGGTGCAGGTGGTAGCCGCCGTGTTCGGTTTTACCCTGAACCTGGGCGAACTGGGGGACAAGCTGCTGGCAGTGGTCAACGCCCTGTTTGCTGTGCTGACCATTCTGGGCATCGTGACTGACCCCACCACTGCGGGTATCGGTGACTCTAAGCAGGCCATGACCTATCAGGAGCCTAAGAAGAAGGGAGAATAATCATGAACGAGAAAGACAAACCCGCTTTGAATATGCGGTACTACAACGGGGAAATTGATGACGATTTGTCCTATGTCGGCGGTTTGAATTATGACGAAGAAACCGGGATGGTCTATGACGAAGAAGGGGACGTGGTAGACCGTGATACTCTTGCCGGGTTCTGCGAAGGTGACGGTAAGGGGGATGACGAAGATGACTAATAGCCCTTTAGTGAGTTATACCAGAATTTCCCCAAACCGTAATTCTCCCCGAAAAAAGCCTATCGACACCATCACAATTCACTGTGTAGTGGGTCAGTGTAGCGTGGAAACCTTGGGTAGTATCTTTGCGCCGTCCTCCCGGCAAGCCAGTTCCAACTACGGTGTAGGCTATGACGGGCGCATTGGTATGTACTGTGAGGAAAAAGACCGCTCCTGGTGTACTTCCTCTGCGGCAAATGACCACCGAGCTATCACCATTGAGGTTGCCAGTGACACCACTCACCCCTACGCTGTCAACGATAAAGCCTACGCTGCCCTGATTGAACTGGTGGCTGACATTTGCAAACGGAACGGTATCAAGAAACTGGTTTTTTCCACGGACAAGAATACCCGTGTGAACCATCTGAACGGTTGCAACATGACTGTACACCGGGACTATGCCAATAAATCCTGCCCTGGGGATTACCTGTATCAGCGTCAGAGTGATATTGCGGCGAAGGTGAACAAGATACTGGGGGCAACGGAAAAGCCCGTAGAAACGCCCCTTGGTGCTTCTGATGGGGGTTCCGTGGAGTCTACCATCTGGAACTTCTTCAAAGGCAAGGGACTGAACCATTTTGCCATTGCTGGCATTATGGGCAACCTCTATGCAGAGTCCGGGTTTAATCCCACCAACCTGCAAAATGTCTATGAAAAGAAGTTGGGCTATACCAATGACAGCTATACCGCCGCCGTGGACAACGGTTCCTATGGGAACTTTGTGAGGGACAGCGCCGGGTATGGGTTGGCGCAGTGGACGTATTGGAGCCGCAAGCAGGCGCTATTGGAGTATGCCCGTTCCGTGGGCAAGTCCATTGGTGACCTGGGTATGCAGCTTGACTTCATGTGGAAGGAAATGCAGGGCTATAAGTCCATGATGACCACCCTCAACAGGGCAACTTCTATTCTGGAAGCGTCCAATGCTGTCCTCATGCAGTATGAGCGCCCCGCAGACCAGGGTGAGAGCGTCCAGCAGAAGCGGGCTGGATACGGTAAGACCTTCTATGATAAGTATGCCCAGAGCGCCCCTACGCCCGCTCCTGCGGGGACTTTGTACCGGGTACAGGTTGGTGCATACTCCCATAGAGAAAACGCTGACAGACAGCTTGCAGCCGTCCAGGGCAAGGGGTTTGACGCACTGATTAAGAAAATCGGGAACCTGTACAAGGTTCAGACCGGGGCTTACAGTGTAAAGGCCAATGCGGACGCTCAACTTGCCCGTGTTAAGGCCGCTGGTTTCAGTGACGCATATATCACCACGGAAAGCGGAGGTACGGTAGTTGCTACGTCCCCGGAGGAAAAGCCCGCCTACACCACCTACATTGTGCAGAACAATGATACCCTTTGGGAGATTGCAAAGAAGCTGCTGGGCAATGGCAACAAGTGGCCTAAGATTGCCGAACTGAACGGCATCAAGGACACAATCATCTACGCTGGGCAGAAACTTAAAATCCCGGAGTAACTACTTCCCGTATCTTTTGTAGGGGATATACTGCTGGAATGTAGTGTGAAACAGAAGGTTTCCTTCAATAATCGGATTTGACTTCAATACTGGTGGATTGAGTGCTAAATCCGATAGCGTACCGCCTTTCGGTAGGCGGTACGTTTTTTCTTGCAAGGACGTGAGATTATAGGCGATTGTGATTTTGAAGAAATCGTCTGGTTCATCCCATACCGTAACGGAGTTTACGAACAGGTCAATGAGTTGTCTGCGGAAATCTTCATCCTCAATGTCACCATTCATGAACTGGTTTAGCCAGTAAATCACCTGTTCCTTGTCAAGATAGGCAACGCCTTTTTCTTCCTTCTTGAGTTCCCCTTCAAGAACTTTCTTTTCCTTCTCCAACTCTACCATTCGCTTCACAAGCGTTTCTGGGGCAAGACCTCCCTCAATGGCCTTGGTAATATTCTCAAGGGACAATTTGGTTTCGTGGAGCCTGCCACGAATGGCGGGAATATCCGTGGTGGTTTCCACTTCATACGTGTTAGTCTGAATAGCAACCGTGGCGATTTCCTCAATCCGTTCAGGTGTGAGAAGGGACAGAGCGTCACGCACAACAATATCCTCTATAAAGTCTTTCCGCAGGTTTCGCTTGTGGCAGTCTTTATGGAGGTTTTTCTTTCCATAGCACTCATAATAGACATAATCACCAGTATTGCAATTCCCGTTCATCTTGGAGCCACAATGACCGCAGTAGAGTTTTCCCGAAAGAAGGTATATATGTTTCGCTTTGAACTGCCCTGGGGCTTTGCCTACGGTTTTCAGGCGGGCTTGTACCAGATTATAAGTCTTGCGGTCTATGAGGGCGGGTATAGCGTCCTCTGCCCGGTAGTCATGGAATTGGTAGACTCCAATATACTTCTCATTGCGAAAAATCTTGCTGAAAGAACTCTTGCCGAAGCGTGTACCCTTTGAAGTTTTGTATCCCCTTGCATTAAAGGTGCGGCATATATCGGCAACACTGTGACCTTCTGCGTACATTTCAAACGCTTCCCGAACGATGGGAGCGGTTTCTTCATCTATGACCAGCTTCTTACCTTCTGTCTTATAACCCAGAGGGATTTGCCCGCCTATGGAATTATGCTTATAGGCTGACTCCCGTAAACCACGATGGATTTTCTGGGAGAGTTCCGCACTGTAAAATTCAGCCATACCTTCAAGAACAGACTCAAGAATGATACCTTCTGGGTCATTGCTGATATTTTCTGTGGCTGATATAAGCTGTACTCCGTTCTTCCTCAAGCGGTATTTGTAGGTAGCGCTGTCATACCGAGAACGGGCAAACCTGTCCAGTTTATAGACGATTACGGCATCAAAATTCCCTTTTTCAGAGTCTTTAATCATCTTGAGGAAGGACACACGTTTCTCAATATCCTTGCTGGCTGATGTTGCCCGGTCAGTATATATCTCTACTATTCTGATATTGTGGCGGTTGCAAAACTCCCGGCATACACGAAGCTGACCTTCAATGGATTGTTCAGTTTGGTTGCTGCTGGAATACCTGGCATAAATGCAGGCAGTTTTTACTTCTTCATACATGGTTCTTCCTCCATTCGGCAAGGCTGATTACCCGGCACTTACGGTTTCCCCTTTCTCCGTACTCATTCTGCGGGTTTCCTGAATAAGAGTAGACTCAACCATCGTGCGTCCCTCTTTGTCTAAAGCACGGTATTTGAGGACTAAGCGCACTTCTTCTGCCGTAAGAGTAAGCGTCTGACTATCCAGCGTAGAAAGGCAGGACTGTTTCAGTTCATCCGTCCCACGCAGATAGTCAGGGGTTACGTTGAAGTATTCCGCAAGTTTGAGCAGGGTTTCCATATCCGGGGAAATCCCCTTATCAGCCCAGTATTTTTTCTGGTTCTTGCCAATGTGCAGCGTGGTATAGACTTCTTTCCAGGTCACCTTATGCTCCTTGAGCAGTTCTTCTAACCGTTCCGAAAATGCCATAGAATTTCCTCCTTCAAAAAATCCCTAAAAAATTTTTGGAATAGGGCTTGACAATCCCTATCATAGGGATTATAATGGGGACTGTAAACGAAAGTTGTTTGCAAGGGCGCAAAACACCCGCCCGCTGGGGCGGTAGATTTTGCCCAGTGGGTTTCCAATGCTATATGGATGACGCAACTCTATTATAAGCATTGAATACCCGTTTGTCAACTATTGTTTATAAGATTTTTGAGAAAGGAGGGAACCGCCGTGGAGGAACTTGACGCTATTCGTGAACGGATTAAGAAGCACCGCCTTTCGTTCGTCTGGCTTATCTTCCAGTTGGGTCAGAGGGGTATTGCAACGGACAAGACCGAAGTGAGTTCTATCTTTGCCGGGACTCGCAAGGGTGCAAAAGCAGACTCCATCATCCAGGCAACCGTTACTATTTTGGATGATTACGAACAGGGTAAAGTGTTCGTCCACGATGACTGAATTAGCCCGTTTACTGGAAGAAAAACCTATCTGTACCATCCTTGCGAAGAAAGTTCAGGACTACTTCAAGGATGAAAAGCACAAGCGTGAGTTTGAGGAATGGTACAGGAAGAAGTACGGCAAAGAGTACGAATGGAGGTAGGTGTTATGGTATGAAGCAATCAACCGTGAACAGGACGGTGGGCGGTCACTTTGAAGAAGAACTCTGTGAAATGCTTGCCGAACGTGGCTGGTGGGCGCACAACATGGCGCAGAACCAGATAGGTCAACCCGCAGATGTGATAGCGGTCAAGAACAACATTGCCGTCTTGATTGACTGCAAGGTTTGTGCAAATAACCGCTTCCCTCTCTCCCGGATTGAGTGCAACCAGGAAGGAGCCATGACCGTTTGGGAAGCCAGAGGAAACGCTTATTGCTACTTTGCAATGAAGCTGGCGAACGGTGACATTTACATGGTAAGTTTCGATGACCTGTCCCTGCGGCAACTCTATGGTGAGGGCAGTATCACGGAAAAGGAGTTCCCCATGTACCATTCCTTTGACCAGTGGGTGAAGTTTATGGAGGAAGCGGGATGTTGATTGAAGTTGGAAGCTATTTGAAAATCACTGACCCGTCCCCTGAAATCATGACCTGGTGTAAGGAAAATCTGGTGCTGACGAACCCGGATTACCAGAAGAAAGTGCGTATGCACTTGTGGGTTGGCAATACCCCCAAACAACTGCTGCTGTACAGCATGAACGGCAATGACCTCATTCTTCCCTTTGGGTGCTTGCGTTCGCTCCTGCCATTTCTGAATGGGGATGTACGGAAGCTGTTCAAGACTCCGAAGAAGGTAGACTTTGGCGGCAAGGTTCCGCTGTATGACTATCAGGAAGAAGCCGTAGGGGCAATGCTGATTAACCACTATGGTATCCTTCAATCCCCCGCAGGAAGCGGAAAGACCCAGATGGGAATAGCCCTGGCTTGCGCCCTTGGCATTAAGACCTTGTGGCTGACCCATACGAAAGACCTGTTGACCCAGAGCAAGGCCAGAGCGGAACAGTACGTTGACGCTTCCCGGCTGGGAACTATCACAGAGGGCAAGGTGAATATCGGTGAAACGATGACCTTTGCCACTATCCAGACCATGTGTAAGGTGGATTTGGAGCAATACCGGGATGAATGGGACTGCATCATTGTGGATGAATGTCACCGTGTAAGCGGTACACCCACGGCGGTCACCCAGTTCAGTAAGGTTCTCAATTCTCTGCGGGCAAGGCACAAGTACGGGTTATCGGCAACGGTTCACCGGGCAGACGGGCTTATCAAGGCCACATATGCCATGATTGGTGAAGTGGTCTGGACAGTTCCAGACAAGGCCGTGGAGTCCAGAGTGATGAAGGTTGACGTGGTTCCTCAAGGTACAGGGGTAGCGCTGAACCCGTGCTTCCTGAACAGTGACGGTACGGTAAACTACGCAAAGATGATTACATACCTTACCGAACAGGAAGAACGGAACCAACTCATTCTGCATGACCTGAAAGAGAACCGTGACCATTTCAATCTGGTGCTGTCTGAACGGGTAGACCACTTGAAGTATCTCTACTCTATGCTGCCCCCGGCGCTGAAAAGGCAAGCGGCGGTCATTGATGGAAAGATGACCACAAAAACCCTGAAAGCAGAGCGGGAACAGGCCATTGAGAATATGAGAACCGGGGAAAAGCGGTATCTGTTCGCAACCTATTCCCTGGCAAAAGAAGGGCTGGATATTCCCCGTCTGGACAGGCTGTATCTGACTACGCCACAAAAGGATTACGCCGTCATAGTGCAGAGCGTAGGCCGTGTGGCAAGAACCTTTGAGGGCAAGCAGCAGCCCCTTGTATATGACTATGTGGACTCCATCAAGTCCTTACTCAAGTCCTACAAGAAACGCTGCGCCATTTACCGAAAGAGCGGATGCAAAATCCGTGAATGATTATGAAAACAAGGAGGACTTTACAATGAAGTTGTTCAGAACTATGGAAACCGCCGCTGATAACGGCTATATGGTGGGTGACGTTATCGCCTTTACCCTGACCGATGGTGAGGAAGTGGAAGCCCTGGCGGTCAAGCAGGAGCAGGACGGTATGATTTTCTGCCTGGTGGACTGCCTGAACCAGGAGTATTCCATGAATGAGGAAGATAGCAACCGTGGCGGCTATGAAGCTACCGACCTGCGGGTGAAGCTGAATGGTGAAATCCTTGAGCGCTTCCCGGCTGACATTCGTGAGAAGATGGTTGCCTTTGCCAACGGGGATTATCTGCGTCTGCCCACTGAAAAGGAGATTTTCGGCTGTAACGACTACGGCAAGGCCGAACCTGACGATGTGCAGCAGTGGGAGCCGATGAAGCAGCGCAAGAACCGCATTGCGTTCCAGGGCAAGGGAACTGACCGCTGGGAATGGTATTGGTTGCAGAACGCCCACAAGCGTTACGCTGCCCATTTTGCCCATGTCGGCGGCGCCGGCGTTGCGCACTTCAACGACGCTTCCGGCGCTTCCGGTGTGCGTCCCGCTTTCAAAATCCTCCATCCTTAATCACACCCCTTTATGGGGTGTGAAGATAAGGAGGACATACCCATGCTGAATGTACTATCACTATTCAGTGGTATAGGAGCATTTGAAAAAGCACTGGAAAATCAGGGTATCGCCTACAATCTGGTTGGCTACTGTGAGATTGACAAGTATGCAAGCAAAGCATATTCCCTCATTCATGGAGTCCCAGAGAGCATGAACTACGGCGATATTACAAAGATTGATGAAACCCAGTTGCCGAAGAACCTTGACCTTCTTACATATGGCTTTCCGTGCCAGGACATTTCCATTGCCGGGGCAAAAAGAGGCCTGATAGATGAAGAAGGGCGAAAAACCAGAAGCGGTCTATTCTTTGACGCACTCCGCATTATCGAAGCTACGAAGCCTAAAATTGCGGTTGCGGAGAACGTGAAGCACCTGACCAGTAAAAGTATGAAACCTGTTTTCGATATTGTCTTATCCAGTCTTGAGGAAGCGGGATACAACAACTACTGGCAAGTGATGAACTGTGCGGATTATGAAATACCGCAGAGCCGGGAAAGGGTTCTGATAGTGTCCATCCGTAAGGACATTGACGATGGGAGGTTTGCTTTTCCCGCTCCTGTACCATTGAAAACGTGCATGAATGATTTTCTGGATGAAGATGTGCCTGAACGGTTCTATCTTTCAGAAGAAAAAACCCGAAGTGTCATAGTCCATAATGCTGCCCATGCAGGACAGATATGTGATAGGGGGGGATATGCAACACTCTCTTGTCACGGGACTACAAAGACCCAAAAGTGGTGAAATGTCCTATGGAGATTAAGCAAATTGCGGACTTGCACCACTATGGGAACGACCAGATGAACCGTGTCTATTCGCCGTCTGGCCTGTGTCCAACCCTGAAAACGGTATCTGGGGGGGCGTGAGGTAAAGGTGTATGACGGTGAGAGATACAGAAACCTTACCCCGAAAGAATATTTTCGGCTGATGGGCTTTACGGATGCGGATGTAGAATTGCTGGAACTGAACGGCATTTCCAAAACGCAACTGTACAAGATGGCTGGCAACTCAATCCCGGTAAAAATGCTGGAACACCTGTTCAAGCAGCTTTATCCGCAGAACAAGGTTGCCGACCTCAAAATGAAAGCCCTGGCCTTGCTGGGTGAAAGGAGCGCATTATGATGAAAACCCAGAGAACCCGTCTGGGGGGGGAGTAGCGTATGAAAAAAGACCCTCTGGATACCCCTCTGACTGACGAAGAACAGAAGTTCGCAACCGATAACCATTACCTGGTGTTCAAGTACCTGCGGCTTAGAAAATTGCCGCCTGATGAATGGTATGATGTGGTTATCTTCCGCTACTTACGGTCTGTCAAGCGGTGGTTCGCATACCCGGAACTGCATAAACACAACTTTGAAGTCATTGCCTTTTACGCTATGCGTTCGGCAATCGGTCATGAGTTGGATAAGCAGAAACGGCGGGTGCAGACCGTCAGCCTGAATGAAGTGATACCAGGCACAAACGGGGTGACCTACATGGAAATGGTCACCAGTAACAATCTTGGTTATATCTTTTAAGCATAAACTCTCCAATGCTTATTCTAAAAGAAGGGAGGTAATAAGTATTGACGAACGGCACATTCATTTTCGACTGTGAGGTTTTCGCCCATGATTGGTTGTTCGTGTTCAAGGAACTGGCAACTGGGCAGTACACCGTCATTCACAATGATAATGACGCAATGCTGGCCTTTATGGAGCAAGACCCCTTCCTGGGTGGGTTTAACAACAAGCACTACGACAACCACATTCTCAAGGCTGTCATGGTTGGGGCTGACCCGGAAACCGTCAAGAAGGTCAACGATGCAATCATTGTGGAGGAAATCAACGGCTGGGATATTCCCTTCCTGCGGGAATACAGGGTGTTTTTCAGTAGCTTTGACCTCATGGATGACTGCCAGATGGGGCTATCCCTGAAAGCGATTGAAGCCCACCTGGGTATCCCGATTGAGGAAACGGAAGTTGACTTCAACATTGACCGTCCGCTGACCCCAGAAGAACTTGCCCGTACCATCAAGTATTGTAAGTACGATGTGGACGCAACCGAAAAGCTGTTCCATCTGCGGGAAGCGTACCTCAAGAACAAGGCCACACTGGGAAGGGCAAGAGGGCTGGACGAACGGCAGGCCATGTACATGACCAACGCAAAACTGACCTCTGTGTATCTGAAAGCTGTCAAGCCCGAAAAGCCCTGGACGGATGAACGGGAGTATCAGTACCCGGATAAGCTGCTGCGTGAGTACATTCCTCAAGAGGTCTTTGACTTCTTTGACCGTATGCACGACATGAGCATACCTTCTGACGAACTGTTCAGCAGTAAGTTGGAACTGATGGTGGGCGAATGTCCGTGTACCATTGCCTACGGAGGTATCCACGGGGCTATCCCCACTTACGTAGAGGAAGCTACGGAAACCCGCTCTATCCGCAACAAGGACGTGGCAAGCTACTACCCTCACCTGATGACGCTGCCTTTGTCAGAGGGCAAACAGTATGGCTTTTGCAGTAGGAATATCCCGTCCCCGCAGGTGTTTGTAGATACTCTTGAGGACAGGGTTAAGGCCAAAAGAGCCGGGGACAAGGCTACGGACAAAGCCTTGAAATTGGTTTTGAACACCACCTACGGCGCTATGCTCAATGGCAAAAACGGCGAGGCGTTCAATGACCTCTATGACCCCCTTATGGGACGGTCAGTGTGCATTACTGGGCAACTGCTTCTTCTGGAACTGTCTATGCACCTTATCCGTGAATGTCCTACCCTTAAAATCATCCAGCTTAACACGGATGGTATCATGGTGAGTCTTGACAATACGGATGAACCGAAGTGGCAGGAAATCACCCAGGAATGGCAGGACAGAACCGGGTTTGAACTGGAAGAAGATTTCATCCAGAAAATTGTCCAGAAGGACGTGAACAACTACGTGGAAGTTCCCGTGGGTGGCGGCGAACCGAAGGTAAAAGGCGGTCAGCTTGTCAGGGGTATCCCGCCCCAGGGCGCTTTCAACATCAACAACAACGCTGTGGTGGTGGCAAGGGCTATCAAAGAGTTCTTTGTGAATGGTACGCCCCCGGAAGAAACCATTGCGGCAAGTACAAACATTCTGGACTTCCAACTGGTGGCGAAGGCTGGCGGTAAATACTCTGGCTGCTATCACTTGGTAAACGGTGAGGAAGTTACCGTCCAGAAGGTGAACCGGGTTTACGCTACTGCGGATAAAACCTGCGGGACGGTCTACAAAACCCACGCTGCCACGGGCAGAAGCGCAAAGGTGGCTGGCCTGCCCACACACTGCGTCATTGATAACAACAATCAACTGTCTATCGAAGTGGTAGACCGTAGGTGGTATGTGAAACTGGCGCAAAAGTACATCAATGACTTTCTTGGGGTAAAACCACCCCGGAAAAATACCAGACGGATTAACTCTCTCAAGAAGAAATCCCTGGCTCTATTCGATTAAGGAGGATAAAAACTATGAAATTCTGTGATGTTCAGGACGCTTTGATGGCTGGCAAGAAGGTCAAGCTGTCCAACTGGAAAAACGCCTACTGGTATTATGACCGGGAGCGGGAGGAAATCATGAACCACTTTGAGGATGCGGAGTCCAACCAGGACGTTCCTACCGCTGCCCTGTTCCCCCGTGACCTGGTGTGGGTTATGAAAGACAACTGGGAGGTTGTGGATGATGACCCGAAGCAGGTTCCCGCCGACACCTATTCCTTTGGGGACGCTATGAACTTCCTCAAAGGAGGTAAAAAGGTAGCCCGTAAGGGGTGGAACGGCAAGAATATGTTCCTGTTCCTGGCAACGGACATTGAGTTCCATACGGAAGCCGACCTGGCCTGCGTGAGCAATCTGGAAGGTGACCTGACGCTTCCCGCTATCGTGATGAAAACCGCCGATGACCGTTTCTGTGTGGGCTGGCTTGCTTCCCAGACCGATATGCTGTCCGATGACTGGTACACCGTGGAGTGAGAAAGGAGAACGACCAATGGACGAAAAGAAAATCACTAAGGCCGAATACGATAAGGCCGTCATGGAAGTCATGAAGCGTGAAATCAATGACCCGAACCTGGAAGGAATGGGAAAGCTGCTCATTCCGATGGTGGGAATGATTTTCGCAAAGAAAATCGCCGCTGTGCTGTTCGGCGGTGACGTTGAGAATAAGGAGGAAGGTAGCAATGGCTAATATCTACGAAAGCATGAATGTCCGTCAGAAGCTGGCGAAAGCCCGTCTGTACTTCCTGAACCAGAAGGTTAAGAAGTCTGGCAAGAACATGAAGTTGGAGTTCAAGTATTTTGAGTTGGAGGACATTGTACCCCCGGCGCTGCGGATTTTCGCCCGTGTGGGTCTGGTATCCAATACCGTGTTTGACGGTGAGAAAGCGACCATGACCATTATGAACACCGACAATCCCCAGGAGGACGGTATTCAATTCGTAGCCCCGTACCGGGAAGCTGGTCAGATTATCAGTAAGGCGGGCAATGAGGTCACGAACCCCATTCAGGCGCTTGGCGCTTCTATCACCTACCTGCGGCGCTACCTGTGGATGATGGCGCTGGACATTACGGAACCTGATGACGTTGACCCGAACCTGGGAACGGAAACCACGGATGACACGGAGAACGGTGAGTTTGCGGAGGAAGCCGCCGCTGCCACTCCTGCGAAGAAGGAGAAGAAAGCCCCTGCTACTGTGGCAGAGCGTGAGGAAGCGAAGAAGGAGTTGACCGGGGCTGACGGCGCTGCGGATGAAAAGCAGGTTGCCGAACTCAAGAGCCTGTGCAAGGAACTCATGGAGAAGGACGAAACCCAGGAAGATTTTGTCCAGCAGATTGCCATGAAAACCGATGGGTTCACCAAAATCACTGCTTCTGCCTGCGCTGCCCTGTGCCAGAACCTTGAGGAAATCATTGCCCAGTACGGGGACTAAGGAGAAGCAACGATGGGCGAAAAAGACCAGGAAATTCAATGTCTGCGTGATGAAAACAGAGCATTGAGCGCCCATATCCGGGAATTGCAGGCTATCAATGAAAAGCTGGAAATCAGTTTGCGTGAAAAGTCTGATAGCCTTGCTTCCCTGGAAAAAGGTATTCTGTGCTTGATTAGAGGGGCAGGAGGGATTTGATATGGCAGACAATGTGAACCACCCTTCCCACTATGAAACCGGGAACTTTGAGTGCATTGACGTGATGGTGGAAACCCAGGGAGAGGAAGCCACTAAAAACTTCTGCGTGTGCAATGCCCTCAAGTACATCTATCGTCACAAGAGGAAGAACGGCATTGAGGATATTCAGAAAGCTATCTGGTATCTGAACAAGGCTGTGGAACTGGACGGGAAGCTGAACCCTCCCGTAGAAAGGAATGACTGACATGAGAAAGCTGAAACGCAGTGTCGCACGACACAATATGCTCCGTGCCGGGTTTACCCGCCTGAACAAGAAGGGTGCTGACGGCAAGAGCGCCTTTGCACGCCACTGGCGGCAGTACGTGTAAGGAGGGTAAAGGTCATGAAGTGGAATGAAGATGGAACCATTACCATTACCCCGCCTGCCCGTCCTAAGAAATGTACGGGTACACGCTTTGCAGCGATTATGGGCTTGAACGCCTGGACTACCCCGTTCAATGCCTGGTGTGCTATCACCCGCACGTATGAGGAACCCTTTGAGGACACCATCTATACCCTGGCTGGTAAAGCCATTGAGCCGAAGCAGGCAGAGTACATGAGGGAGAAATACTTCTGGAAGAAGCTGGTCACGCCTACCGATGTGTACGGTGAGGATTACTTCAAGAAAACCTGGGGTGATTTCTTCAAGGACGAACCGATTTTCGGTGGAATGTGGGACTACCTGTTCGTGGACAAGAACGGCAAGCCTACTACCGTGATGGAAATGAAAACCACCAAACGTGCGGAGGACTGGCTTGAGGACGTGCCTGAATACTACGCTTTGCAGGCTGCGCTTTATGCCTATCTGCTGGGTGTGGACGATGTGATTATGGTCTGCACCATTCTGGGTGATAAGGACTATGACCACCCGGAGAAGTTCACTGTCACCCCGGAGAACACCTTTGAACGGGCTTTCAAGGTTTCGGAACGCTACCCGCAGATGGCAAAGACCATCAAGAAGGTGGAAAAATGGTGGAAGAAGCACGTGGAGGGCGGTGTGTCCCCGAAGTTCGATGAAATGAAGGACGCTGACATTCTCAAGGTTCTCCGTGCCAATTCCCTGTCCCCGGATAGCGACCTTGACGCTATGATTGCCGAAGCAGAGCAGTTGCAGGCAAAAATCGACAAGGTGAATGAGGGCATTGCCGATGACGAAAAGCGGCTGAAAACCCTCAAAGACCTTATCAAGGAAGCCTGTATGGGTCAGTTCCGGGACGGTGACAAGCAGGTTATCATCCAGGGCAAGCAGTATGAGTGGGTGACCGCCCGCAGTACGTCCCTCAAGGTGGATGAAGCCAAAATGAAGCAGGATGGCGTGTTGGACAAGTACAAGACGAAGGAAACCGTTACGTACCGTCTGACACAGAAAGAAAAGAAGGAGTAAAGCACCTATGTATATTAACCCGTTCTTCTACGGAGTGTTCGTCACTCTGTTTGTAGAAATGGCGGTCACGAACCTGGTAGTGATTTCCCGGTACGTGATTTCCAAAAAGAGAAAGGCAATTAAAGGAGGAAAATACAATGGCTAAAATTGGTTTGACGGAAGGTTTCTCCCTCATTCCGAAGGGAACGCACGTGTTCCAGATTGTCAAGGTCAACTACAAGGAGGACTTTGGTAAGATGGAGATTACCATGCAGACTGCCACGGGGCAGAAGCACATGGAACGCTTTTCCCTGCTGAACAAGGATGGAGAGCCGAACGAAGGTGGCCTGAACGCTTTCAGCTATTTTGCGAAGGTTGCGCTCAATGACTTCTCTCTGACGGAGATTGACCATGAGGACTTGGTTGGTCACTTCATCCGCTGTGAGGTTGACCATGAGGAAGTTGAGAGCAACCGCACTCCCGGCAAGATGCTCAAGTTCGTGCGCCTGGGCGATAAGGAAGCGGCTGACGGCTTTGACGAAGTTCCCGCTGCCCCCACTCCTGCCCCGGCAAAGAAGGAACCTGCTGCGAAGTCCGCTCCTGCGGCGCAGGCTGGTAAGACGAACGGCAAGAAGCGGTTCGACCTGGACAGTATCTTGGGATAATCCCATGACGTAAGCTGCGGAGAGGGCGAAGCATAGCTTCAAACTCTCCAATGCTTATCCCGTAAAATTCAATGGATTAAGAATGGAGGAACATGAAATGAAACTGCTGATTGCAATTCTTCTGCTTCTCCTGTTCTTTGCGGTGGTACTTCTGCTGGGCTTTGTGGCTGGCGTGGTAGCCGCCGTGCAGATGAAGGAGGTTATGAAGCATGAACGGTAACGACTATCAACAGCTTGCCATGCGCACCAACGATGGCAAAGCCACTTTCCGTCTGCTGGATAAGGTAGATGACAACGCAGAATACCCCTGGGATACCGATGTAGGAGGGGTTCTGAACGGCTGTCTGGGACTCTCTGGCGAAGTTGGAGAGTTCAATGACATGGTGAAGAAATGGATTTTCCATGAAAAGGAGTTCGACCCTGACCACGCCATGAAGGAACTGGGGGATATTCTCTGGTATGTGGCAATGATTTGTCATTCCTTCGGGTGGAACATGGACACCATTATGCAGATGAACGTTGATAAGCTGAAAGCCCGCTACCCGGACGGGTTTGACGTAGAGTTGTCTGCGCACCGTAAAGCGGGTGATGTGTGATGAACTATCACAATATTACCCATGATGACATGAACAACGGTGACGGCCTGCGGGTAGTCCTCTGGGTAGCAGGGTGTGAACACCACTGTAAGGACTGCCAGAACCCCGTGACATGGAACCCGGCTGACGGTATCCCCTTTGGCTTGCAAGATAAGGAAGAACTCTACCGGGAGTTGAGGAAGGATTACATTGCCGGGATTACATTCTCTGGCGGTGACCCGCTTCACCCGAATAACCGGGCAGAGGTTGACAACCTCATGAGGGAGGTCAAGCAAGATTTCCCGGACAAGACCATCTGGGTCTATACGGGCTACACCTGGGAAGAAATCATGCAGCAGCACGATTTGACCCGGATGATGGAGTCCGTGGACGTGCTGGTAGACGGAAGGTTCGTAGCCGAACTGAAAGACGTGACTTATCCCTGGGCGGGAAGCACAAACCAGCAGGTCATTGATGTAAGCCAAACACTCAAAGAAGGGAGGATTATTCTGCATGAAAGTCATTAAGAAAGACGGAACGCTGGAAGCCTTTGACGGTCAGAAAATCGTGAACGCCGTCACGAAGTCCGCTTCCCGTGTGATGGTAACGCTGACCGATAAGCAGTTTGATGATATTGTGGCGGCGGTTGTCCGCATGATTGAGGACAAAGGGCTTGAGGAAATCCCGGTCAGTGAAATGCACAATATCATGGAGCAGGTTCTTGAGGACTTCAACCCGAAGGTTGCGAAGTCCTACAAGGATTATCGCAACTACAAGAAAGATTTTGTCCACCTGATGGATGAAGTCTATATCAAAAGTCAGTCCATCCGCTTTATTGGGGATAAGGAGAACGCAAACACGGACTCTGCCCTGGTAGCAACCAAACGCTGCCTGATTTTCAATGAACTCAACAAGCGGCTGTACAGGCGGTTCTTCATGACGAAGGACGAGTTGCAGGCTTGCAAGGAAGGGTACATCTACATCCATGACCAGTCTGCCCGCCTGGATACCATCAACTGCTGCCTGTGTGATGTGGGTTCTGTCATGCAGGGCGGATTTGAAATGGGCAATGTCTGGTACAACGAGCCGAAAACCCTTGACACGGCCTTTGATGTGCTGGGTGATATTATCCTGGCTACCGCTTCTCAACAGTACGGCGGTTTCACCGTCCCGGAGGTTGATAAAATCCTTTCCCCGTATGCGGAGAAGTCCTACAAGAAGTATCTGCTTGAGCATAGTGAAATCACGGGCAATCCCTATTTCAATGAAGAAGCAGACGCTTGGGCTATGAAAAAGGTGGAGCGGGACTTTGAACAGGGGTTCCAGGGCATTGAAATAAAGCTGAACACCGTGGGCAGTTCCCGTGGTGATTACCCCTTTATCACAATGACCTTTGGCCTTGCCGTTGACCCGTTCGGTAAGATGGCAAGCAAAACCTTCCTGCGGGTTCACATGAATGGGCAGGGTAAGCCGGGTAACAAGAAACCTGTTCTGTTCCCGAAGCTGGTATTCCTCTATGACGAACACCTTCACGGTGAGGGTGGCGTGAATGAGGACGTGTTTGAAGCGGGTATCCAGTGCAGCGCAAAGACCATGTACCCGGATTGGCTGTCCCTGACGGGTGATGGTTATGTAGCGTCCATGTACAAAAAGTACAAGCGGGTGGTATCCCCTATGGGTTGCCGTGCTTTCCTCTCTCCGTGGTATGAGCGTGGCGGTATGACCCCGGCTGACGATGATGACAAGCCTGTGTTCGTGGGGCGCTTCAATGTGGGTGCTGTCAGTCTGCATCTGCCTATGATACTGGCAAAGGCCAGACAGGAAAACCGGGACTTCTATGAAGTGCTGGATTACTACCTGGAAATGATTAGGGGCATCCACAAGCGCACCTATGATTATCTGGGAGAAATGCGGGCAAGCGTGAACCCCATTCAATTCTGCGAAGGTGGTTTGTACGGCGGTCACCTGAAACCGAATGAGAAAATCAAGCCCCTGCTGAAACCCATGACCGCTTCCTTTGGCATTACGGCCTTGAACGAATTGCAGGAACTCTACAACGGGAAGTCCATTGCAGAGGACGGACAGTTCGCCCTTGAGGTCATGGAGCATATCAACCAGAAGGTCAATGAGTACAAGCGGGCTGACGGCTGGCTGTACGCTATCTATGGAACCCCTGCGGAAAGCCTTTGCGGATTGCAGGTTGAGCAGTTCCGTAAGAAGTACGGCATCATTGAGAACGTCAGTGACCGCCCGTATGTGAGCAATTCCTTCCACTGCCATGTAACGGAGGATTTGACCCCCATTCAGAAGCAGGACTTGGAAGGACGGTTCTGGGATTTGTGCAACGGCGGCAAAATCCAGTATGTGCGTTATCCCGTAGACTACAACATCGAAGCTGTAAGGACTCTTGTTCGCAGAGCAATGGAAAAGGGGTTCTATGAGGGTGTGAACCTCTCCCTGGCCTACTGTGATGACTGCGGACACCAGCAGCTTGAAATGGATGTTTGCCCGGTCTGCGGCAGTACGAACCTGACGAAGATTGACCGCATGAACGGCTATCTTTCGTACAGCAGGGTACACGGGGATACCAGGCTGAACGCTGCGAAGATGGCTGAAATCGCAGAAAGGAAATCCATGTAATGTATCCTGACGCTTTATGCAAAGCCGTTATTGTCAAAGCGGCAGAGGATTATTTCAACCTGCTTGCTGGTTTCATCCCCCCCCGTAACGATTGCAACACCAATGAGATAGAAGCCTTTTTCCATTCTGACCTTTACGGCCTGATGACGGGTGTGAGTGGTGACTACCTCATAAGAAAGATTAAGGAGGAAGCAGCTAAAATGGTGCTGGAATATACCGTATCGAAAGAGAAAGGCAGTAGCCAGTATTATGTGTGCCGTGTCGGTGAGGAAAAGACCCCGCTGACCAGGCGCTACACCACGAAAAAGAAAGCCCTGCATAAGGCGGCAGAAATGCAGGGGATTGAGTACAAGCTGTACATGAGTATTCGCAGAAGGGACGGTGTGAAGTGTGATTAAGATTGACATGACTGATACCTACGGATGGGAAGCCGCTGTCCGTGGTATGAGAAACCCCATGAACTCCTGGGACAAGAGCGATAGTCACTATTGCTGGGAGCCGCAGTATCCGGGTGGTGGGTGCTTTGGCTGTGAACTGAACAGTGACCATAATTGCCGGGTTGACAAGTATATGGTAGGAGCCGCAGACCTTGACCTGATGAAGCGCCTGATTAAGTCCGGGACTGACCATAGTAAGTTCCTGCGGATGATTGGCGTGACCTGTGACCTGACCGCTCCGCTGTATTGGTGGAAGGAGTACGACACCTACAAGGTGGGTACGGTGGCAAATAGCTGTTCGACCATGCACAAAATCCATGCGAAGAAGTTTGAGAGAGCGGATTTTTCTACCGACCATCTTATTCCCCGCATGAAGGAAGTGCTGGATGTGACCATTGCCAACCTGAACGCTTGCCGTGGGAACTATCTGGAAACCAATGACAAGCAATGGTGGTGGCAGATGATACAGCTTCTTCCCACCAGTTACAACCAGAAGCGCACGGTGCAACTGAATTACGCTGTGCTGCGGAACATCTATCATTCCCGCAAGAACCACAAGCTGGACGAATGGCATACCTTTTGCCACTGGATTGAGGGCTTGCCGTATAGCGAACTGATTACCATGTAAAGGAGTGTGTGGGAAGGATGGATTATTCCAGAATACCAGAAGAATTGAAAAATTTGAAGCAGTGGGTGTGTGCCTGGGATACGTCCAAAATTCCCATGAAGCCTTTTGAGCGAAAAGCCGCTTCCTCTACCACCCCTGACACCTGGGGAACCTTTGACCAGGCAAAGGCGGCGGTAGAGGGCGGTACTTATGACCATCTGGGGTTTGTGTTTGCGGACAATGGACTGGTAGGCATTGATATTGACGCTGGGTTTGATGATGGCTTGATGACCCCGCTGTGTGCCGATATTATGAAAGCCTGCCAGTCCTATACCGAAAAGTCCAGAAGCGGACGTGGGGTTCACATTTTCCTGCGTGGCAATCTCCCCTTCACTGGAAGAAATAACCTGGCAGGTGTGGAGATTTACAAGGCAAGACGGTTCTTCATCATGACGGGTAAGGTGCTTATCTTCCCTGAAATCATTGAGAACCAGAAAGCCATTGACTATGTGCTTGAGAAATACTTTCCAGAAGCCGAACGCAAAAGCGGCGGCAAGTCCTCTCTGGTTCAGAAAATCTATTCGCCCGTGTTCCGCAAGCCAGAAAAGGGAAAGGTCTTTGTACGGCCTGAATACCCAGAAATCATATCAGGGGGCAGAAACCTTTCCCTGACTTCCCTTGCGGGAGCCATGCACAATACCGGGTACAGTAAGCAGGAAATCTACAAGGAACTATGTTATGTCAACCAGCGGGCTTGTAAGCCCCCGCTGCCAGACCGGGAATTGCGGACGATATGTGAAAGCGTGACCCGATATAGGAGGTAGGGCATGGGTAAAAAGAACAATCAAAAAGGACGCACGTGTGCTGACTGCATACATGAATATGCCTGCCAGATGTGGAACGTGGGAACACTTCACTTTGCAGATGCTTCCTCATGTGCGAACTACGAAGTCTTGAAAGATAGTACGGCCTACTACATCGGCTATCAGGATGGAAGAAAGGAGAACGCACATGATTGAGGGTGTTTGCCCGGACTGCGGCGGTTATCTCTATGAGGATACAACCCGTGGTGAATATGGTTGGCTAACCTGTGATACCTGTTATTACAGTGTAAATATTATCTCTGGCAGAGAAGAAAGAGAGGAAAACGATAATGGCACGGACACTGTACCTTGAGAACGGTTCCACGGAGTACATCTTTGCCGGGGAAACCGAAGCTGATAAATTGCAGCAGATTATCCGTGAAAACCTTGGGCGGGACTGCGAAGAACTCTATGAAGAAGTTCTGGCAGAACTGCGTGGTGATAACGGGGATAACTACGAAAAGGTAGCTGACGGCTACCGGGGTATGGCTGTGGATACGATGAATGACCTTCATGAAGTTCTCATGCAACCCCGGCTGAACAGAAAACGGCTGGAAGCTATCTATGAAAACCTGAACAGGAATTTGTGAGGAAGGAGGAAGCCAAAATGCCTGATGAATTGAAGCCTTGCCCATTTTGCGGAGGTAAAGCTAAAATTGAAGAATATGCTATGGGGCATAAAGGCAACGGGACGTTCACTGCTTCATATAAATGCGGGTGTGACAAATGCAAAATTTATTTTGCGCACAACTCCGAATTTACCCTTGAGCATGGTCAACCGAAGTTCATATGCAATGGCTATGAAACCGTAAAAGAAATGTGGAATAGGAGGGCTGACAATGGCTGATGAACTGTTTCAACTCTCCAACGGGCGCTACATTACGTCCGAAGAAATCAGTAAGAAGATGTTCTACATTAAGTCCGTACACCCGGAACTGCCCTATCAAGAGAACTCTACGGGCTATTCCTGGGATGAAGCGGGCATGGCTGATTTGTTCAGTGAGTGCTACGCCCAGGACACCCGCTTCTGCCCGGAAGCAAAGTCTTGGTACACCTATGATGACGGCAAGTGGCAGAAGGACGTTGGTTCCCTGCTGATAGCTGCAAAGATTAAGGAGTTTGTACGGCTGATGGCGCTTTACTGCGGAGAAATCCCGGACGAAGAAAAGCGCAAGCAGTACATGGGCTTTGTGGCGAAGATGGGTGACCGCCGCTTCCGTGACCGCATGATGAAAGATGCTGCGGACTGCATGAGGATTGAAGCGGAGAAATTTGATACCCACCCGTATCTGGTCAACTGCAAGAACGGAACCTATGACCTGGAAAGCATGACCTTCCGGGAACATAAGTGGGATGATTTCCTGACCATGCAGACGAACTTTGAATACAGCTTGCAGGAAGTACGCTGTGACCGCTGGGAAAAGTTCATTCAGGAAGTCACGCAGAACGACACGGACAAGGCCGACTACTTACAACGGGCGCTGGGCTATTCCATCCTGGGAACTGGTAAGGAAGAATGTATGTTCATCCTTCACGGCAAGACCACCAGAAACGGAAAGTCTACCATGCTGGATGCTATTCAACACCTGCTGGGCGATTACTCTACTGTTGCCCCCGTAGAACTCATTTGCAGGGCAGAAAGGCAGAAGAACGCAGAAGCGGCAAACCCTGTGCTGGCAAAGCTGAAAGGCCGCAGGTTTGTTACCATGTCGGAGTCTGACACGGCGGGGAAGCTGGATGAAGCGACCATCAAGCAGTACACGGGCGGCGAAGATATTACCGCACGGGAACTGTACCAGAGCGCTATCACGTTCAAGCCCCAGTTTACAATGTGGCTGTCCTGTAATGACCTGCCCGCCGTAAAGGACAAGAGCCTGTTTGCGTCTGACCGTGTGCGGGTGATTGAGTTCAACCGTCACTTCACGGATGCAGAACAGGACAAGGGGTTGAAGGATTACTTTGAAAGCCCGGAAGCCATGCGGGGTATCTTCACTTGGTTGGTAGCTGGGTACTTCAAGTACCGCCGCTTTGGCCTGCAAATGTCCGACCCGATGAAAGCCGTGGTCAAGCAGTATGAGAAGGACAATGACCTTGTATTGCAGTTCCTTGAAGAACGCTGCCAGAAGGTTGCAGAAGGGAACACACGGGCAAAGACCCTCTACGACAACTATAAAATCTGGTGCAAGAGCAATGGTTACTACGTTTGTAGCATGAAGAAGTTCAACGCAGAACTGACGGCGCACCCCGAATGGTACGCAGAAAAGTCTATTGTCAGCGGTGTTGCCGTCTACCGGGGCATTGGAATGAAGGAAAATTAGGTGGGTTTGTAGGGTAAAATAGCATTTTGCTATAATTTCTTCTTAGTACGCGCGTATCTATAAAAACTTATAGTAAAACGCTGAAATACCCTACTATCCCCTACAAATTGCAGAAGGAGGAAACGACAATGGAAAGCTATGTTGAACGGTGGGCAAGGGAGAAAGCCCAGAAAGAGCAGAAAGGCAAGAAACCCCAGAAAGGGCAGAAGGTGAAGAAGGAGGTACAGAAGGATGGCACGGACACCAGGAGCGAAGGACACAAAGCCCAGGCAGAAAGCAGCGGCGGGCAGTAAGCCGTCTGATAAATCCCCTATTATTCAGGACGCAAACCCTGATTTGGAGGTTGGATATAATACCAGGCGTATCATGTTCATGCAGGCTATTCTTCCGACTGAACCGCTTGACCTGAATGACGTTGCAGAAATGGAACGGCGGTTCAATCGGTATTTGCAGTTATGCGCAGAATGGGATATGAAGATAGGCAATCAAGCGGCCTATGCTGCTATTGGTATAGATAAGGGTACAGCATGGGAATGGGAGAACCGCAGTTTGGGGAACCCTGCCCGTACCGACTTTATCAAAAAAGTGCGTCAGTTTTGCGCCATGTATCGGGAGGGTTTGATGGAGGACGGCAAGGTGAACCCGGTCACTGGTATTTTCTGGCAGAAGAACTATGACGGCATGAAAGACCAGCAGGAAGTTGTCTTGACCCCGAACACAAGCCCCCTGGGAGAGCAGAAGGACGCAGAAGCATTACGACAGAAATATCTTGAAAATGCCTATGGTATTACAGAACTGCCAGAAGGGGAAGCGCTGGGACTCCCAGAAAGCGCAGAAGGGCAGAAAGAAGCGATTGCAGAAGTTCCCCAGAAAGCGCAGAAAGACCCCACGGCCTGACCATGAAGCACCAAACCACATACAACCCCGGCAAGGCTTGACGGCTGCGCCGGGGCTTTTCAGCCCTTCCAACGCCCGCCCCTGGTCAAGCTGTACCCGCTGCGGCTGTCCTGGGCTGTACCTATACCCCGCCTGCCCGCTGTGCGTCCCTGTGCGCCCTCTGGCGGACTTTTGCGCTGTCCGTGGGATCTATACCACCCAGGGCATGAAACCGCCCTACGGGCGAATATGACGGCCTACGGCGCAGGGCAAAAGGAAAGCCCCGGCAGGCTGTCCACCTGTCCGGGGCTGTGCGGTCTATTTGAATTTCAAGCGGGGCTTTTGATGCTTCCAGTAGGTCACCAGGGCGGTTATATCGTCCGGGGCTTGCATGGGGATATTGTACAGGGTCAAGCCGTCAGGGGTCATATAGTAGCCCTGACCGTACCGGGGTAACAGTTCGCAACCCTTCACGCCTAAAATGTTTCGGCTGTCCTGGGCGCTGCGGGTTCGCAAGGCCACCCGGCTGTCAAAGTTCACCTTTATAGGCGTGGGTATTACGGTAGCAAGCGGGCATTGTGTGGCGGCTATAACGTGGACATTTGCCGCCCGTCCTATCTGGCAAAGCCTTTGCAATAGGGGTTGCACGTGGCGGCGGTCTGTGGTCATCAAGTCCGCTAATTCATCTATGACCACGTAAACCGCCCCGCCGCCGTACTTCTTCACGTGCTGCGCCTGCATGGCTTTATAGCGGGTTTCTGTTATGTCCATAGCCTTTTCCAGGGCTTGCACCATGTCCCCCGGTTCGCTGGCATATTGGAGCGTATGCGGTAGGGGCTTATAGTCCACCAGTTCAACCCTTTTCGGGTCAATCAAAACGAATTGCACGGCGGCGGGGCTGTCATATAAGGCCGTATAAATCAGGCCGTTTATAACTACGCTTTTGCCGCTGCCCGTTGCGCCTGCTATGAGCAAATGCGGTTGTTTTAGCATATCCTTGTATAGGCTGAAATATTCGCCCGTGGGCGTTGTCCATACTCTTTTCAACTGTGGTTCCCTCCTACGGTAAAGCCCCGGCAGGCTGTGAAGCTGTCCGGGGCTGTGGTTTAATGCATATAGCTATAATCGTATTGTTCCACGGTTCCCAGTGTGGCGGGCGTGGGCGCTTCCCCTGTGAACCTGTCAACGGTGCAAACCGGGATATAAAAGGCGCTATATTTGCCCGTTTCGGAGTTGATGCAATTATAGTATTCAAACGAATTAACCAGGTTGTTAAAATCGTTTATAACTCCGATTTCATCAAGTACGAATTGCGCCCGGTCTTTTCGGTTCATAGCGTGTTCATTATGCCAGGGTGTAAACGGGCGCAGGTTGCACGGGCAAATAATAACGGTCAAGCCGTTTCTGTACGCCGTGCGGGCGGTCTTTTTGTCAATCCGCTTAAAAGTATAACCCTTTTCCGTAAAGCTGTATTTTCTCATTGTGTTTACCTCCTACAATGTTTATTTACTGGTATTTCCCAGACTTCCCAGGGCTTTATACCCTGGGAGCGCTGGCGGCTTGACTGGCTATTTATACCCGCCGCCACGGGTTAAAAGTAGATGAAAAGCGCCGTTGTTCTGGCTGTGATTGCGTAAAGTGTGCCGCTTTCGTGGCCTTTGAGCAATCCACCGTTTAAGCCATATACCCCGGAACTATAACCCACCTTGTCAAGGCATCCTTCACGGGCTTCTAATTCCTGGCGGGCTGCGTTGTCGTGGGTTGTAATGTCAACCGCTGCGCCGCTTCTTGCAAGGGCTTTTATTTCCCGCTGTCCGTACTTCCTCATTATTTGCACCCCCTCACCAATTCACGGTAAATTAAGCTGGTCAACAGGCTTTCGGCCTGTGGTTCATCAAACCGGGCTTTTTCGCTTTCGGTTTCTTCCAGGATTGCGCCCAGGTCATCAACGGCGCTACGGTTGTAATAGTAGCAGGTATTCAAGACACCCGCTAAACCCTGCGCCCAGTCTGTAAAGCGTTCGCTTTCGGTCATCCGGGCATAGGCTCCAACCGGGGGCTTTTCGCTGCGGAACGTGTCAAGGATGAACGCCGCCACGCTGGGGAAGTCCTGCGGCGGGTTGTCTGTGTACCCGTCCGGGGTGAAGTAGTTCAGGATGTACGCCCGGACATTTTCACGGGCTTTCTTGCTATTGGTTTTCAACATGGTTTTTACCTCCTATTGTGCAATCTGCCTTTTCTGCGTTGGTTCAGGTTTGCAAGCCTACCTTTTTGCGGCTGGCCTGCTGCCCTGCCCGTCAAGCGCTTTCTTGTCAAGCGTTTTCTTGATGGTCTTATTATATCAAGCACTTTCTTGATTGTCAAGCGTTTTCTTGATGTTTTTCAAAAAAATTTTGCGGCGGGCGCTGGCCTGGGCTGTGTGTCCAGCTTCCCCGGCTGGCCTGGGCGGGCGCTGGCCTGCTGCGCCACGCCTACCCCCGGAGGGGGATTTGACCCCCGGCAGGCCGGGGCGGGTGAGTGTCGAAAATACCGCAAAAATAAAAAAGTTTGGTTTATCCCCTTTCCTCCCGTAGGGCATAGTAGGGCAAAACTGAATTTTGCTATAAGTTTTCTTAGTAGAGTCTTATCTAAGAGAACTTACAGGAAAAATGAAAAATACCCTACTAACCTCATTTCTCAAAACTCGCAAAAACAAAAAAGGTCATGCACTTTCTTGTCAAGAAAACGCTTGACATTCTGGAAAGGGCATGATATACTAAAAGCAATCAAGGAGGTAGAGCCATGAAAGCCAGAGATATTGTCAAAGAGATTATGACCCGTAAGGAGTTAGGCAACGCTGAATTTGCCAGGGTTTTGAATATTACCCCCGCTGCGCTTTGGGACAGACTAAACACGAAAAAGGCGAAGGATATTCCTGTATCCACCATGAATGAAATGCTGGCGGCGCTGGGATACAAAATCGCTATCGTACCAGATGATACCCCCATTCTTGACACGGGGTTTATCGTAGGAGAAAAGGAGGAAGAAAATGCCTGATGTTCTTACACTCTTTTTCATCTGTGCAGTAGAGAGGTTGGGGAAATCACTTTGGTTCTCCTGCAAGGTTATGTGGGTATTTTGTAAATTCATGTGCTGGCTGGTGATAGTACCAGTTCTGGATTGCGTTCTGCTGGGAATTGCCCTGGTGGCTTTCATTCTCTGTAAGCTACTCAAAAAGAAAGCACCTAAAGTAAAGCACACCAGGAAATGGATTACATATCCAACCTGGGAATATTAAGGCGTGAAAAGTCACGGCCTTGTCCAATGGGACTGTCTATCATAGGCAGTCCCTATTTTTTATGGGAGGTATAGGGATGAATTACCTGAAACTGAAAGAGAGAATTGAAAAAGCTATTCACGCCCGTCCAATGGAGGTCGAACCCTACAATGACCTGTTTGACCTATGCCGGGAGTATGAAAAGATAGACTTCATGGTAGCCCACGAATGGAACCATGCGTTACGGGTGCAAGTAGGTATGGGTCTGCGCCTTGTCGTAGAGCGTGGGGATTTTCGGAAAGCGGAGCGCTTTGATAATTTGCTGTTTCGTTCTCTGCTATTCGGCGCACCACATTTCTTTGATGACTACTTGCAGGCCGTAGAGTTTGGCAAACCACTGGACAAGAAGTTTTATCAGCCCCGCCGTCATTACCTCAAGCGGTATGTGGACGCATACCAGGAAATACTTGACGGCAAGCTGGACTTCCTCTCTATCTCCATGCCGAAACGTGCTGGTAAATCCCAGTTAGGTATCAACTTCACCAATATGCTGTCTGGTAAATATCCTGACCGTTCTACTTTGATGGAGGGTACTGGTGATGACCTTGTAAAGTCTTTCTACCTGGGTTGTCTGGAATACCTGCAAACTCCCAGTGATTATCACTTTTACGATATTTTCCCGGAAAGTAAGCTGGTACAAACCAATGCGGACACGAAAATTATCAATCTTCTGCATAAATCCCGTTTCCCTACGGTTATGTGCCGTTCCATTGATGCAAGGCAGGTAGGTCTTTCCGAAGCAACCAACCTTCTGTATCTGGATGACTGTGTGGAAGGACGTGAGGAAGCAAAGAACAGACAGCGGCTTGATGACAAATGGGAGGTAATAAGTGGTGACATTATTGGACGTGCCATTGAAGGAACACCCATAGTCATTTGCGGAACCCGATATTCACTGTATGACCCTATTGGTCACTTGCAGGAGGAAATGAAAAAGCAGGGCAAGCGAATGAAGGTTATTGAAACCCCGGCGCTTGACCCTGTAACGGATGAAAGCAACTTTGAGTACATGAGAGAGGGTAAGAAGATTTTTACCACTCAATATTTCCGTGACCAGAGGGAAATGCTTTCTGCGGAGCAGTTTGAAAGTGAGTTTCAGCAGCAGCCTTTTGAAGCAAAGGGTCTATTGTTCCCAGAGAGTAGCTTGAACCGTTTCTTTGAACTTCCTGTTGACCGTGACCCGGATAGTGTAATTGCGGTATGTGATACTGCGGATACGGGTTCTGACTACTGTGCTATGCCTATTGCTGCTGTGTACGGGGATGAAGTCTATATCGTGGATGTGGTATTTGATGACTCCCCGCCTGAAACCACAAAGCCTGAATGTGCAAAGGCTCTGATGGATAATCTGGTTGCCGCCGCTACTTTTGAGAGTAACAACGCAGGTTCCTACTTTGCCAGGGATGTACAGACAATCTTGACAGAGAAGAAATACATGGGTTGCAGTATCCGAACGAAGCGGACAATCAGTAATAAGCAGACCCGTATTGAGTTTGCGTCTGATACCATCATCAAAAGGTTTTACTTCAAAGACCCTTCTACCTACGCCCGGAACAGTCAGTATGCGGAGTTTATGAAACAGGTCACTACCTACACCAGGTCTGGAAAAGTACCTCATGATGATGCACCTGACTCTTTGTCTTTGCTGGAAAATGAACTCCGTGGGCTTGTCGGAGCAAAGGTAGAAATCTTTAAGCGGCCTTGTTAAATTCAAAAATTCTTCAATCCTTTTATCAAGATAACTCTTGACATAAGCATTGGAGAGTTGTATAATGACAGTAGGTAAAACTATGCCTTGAAGGAGGTGTTCTGCGTGACTATGCCGCTGCATGGCAGACGTATCATCAAGACCGATGAAACAGAAGTGACCATCGACAACGTAGTGAGTATTCTACGCAAGGCACTTCCGTATCACTGGAAGAACAGGTCTGAAATTCAATATCTCTGGCACTACTACAAGGGCAGACAGCCCGTGTTGAACAGAGAGAAACAGGTCAGGCCAGAGATTTGCAATCATATTGTGGAGAACCGGGCGAATGAGATTGTGTCTTTCAAGTCCGGGTATCTGATGGGTGAACCTCTGCAATATGTATCCCGTGGCAATGCGGAGAACATTGCAGACGCTATCAACCAGCTTAATGAATTTGTGTTTGCGGAGGAAAAGCCTGCAAAGGACAAGGAGTTGGCTGACTGGTTCCATATCTGCGGTACGTCTTTCCGTATGGTTCTTCCTGATGAAGAAGGAGAGGAAGATGACTCTCCGTTTGAAATCTACACGCTTGACCCCAGAAATACATTTGTCGTGTACAACAACGGCTTGGGAAATGTCCCGGTACTGGGTGTGAAGTATGTGGTGGATGAAAAGGGAATTGTCCATTACTCCTGCTATTCTAAGTATGAGTATTTTGAAATCGTGGAGTCCGTGGTAGTTGACCATCAAACCCACATTCTGGGTGACATTCCCATTATCGAATACCCATTGAACCTTGCCCGTATTGGAGCATTTGAACTGGTCATTCCGCTGCTTGACGCTATCAACTTGACAGACAGTAACCGCCTGGACGGTGTGGAACAGTTTATTCAGGCGCTTATGCTGTTCCATAATGTGGATATTTCTTCCGATGACTTCAAACAGTTACGGGAGGAAGGAGCTATCAAGTTTAAGGATATTGACCCGCAACTGAAAGCGGAAGTATCTTACCTGATAAACTCTTTGAACCAGGGTGAAACCCAGACGCTTGTAGACCATATGTATCAGACGGTGTTGACCATCTGTGGTATGCCGAACCGCAATGGCGGTTCTTCTACCAGTGATACCGGGTCTGCGGTTATCATGCGTGACGGGTGGTCTGCTGCGGAAGCACGGGCGAAGGACAGCGAATTGATGTTTAAGAAATCCGAACGGCGGTTCCTTAAACTGGTACTCAATATTTGCCGTACATTGGTGAGTATGGATTTGAAAGTGTGCAACATTGAAATCCGTTTCACCCGCCGTAACTATGAAAATATCCTGCAAAAGGCGCAGGTGCTTGACCTCATGTTGAAGAACACGAAGATACACCCCCGTTTGGCTTTTGAGCATTGCGGCCTGTTTGTGGACTCTGACCTTGCTTATACCATGAGTGCAGAGTACGTGAAGGAGCAGGAACAAAAAGCCCAGGAATTGATGGAAAAGCAAAACCAGATGAAGGGAGAGGATACCAATGACCCCGGTAATAACAAAGGAAATGGTGGAGCAGATGGAAACCCTGCTGAAACACGGGAGCAGAGTGGAACTTCTGATTGAGCAGGGTAAGGTAGCCATTGTGGAAATCAAGCGCAAACTGAAAATGAAGGAAACCGACAAGGTTTGACTGGAACAAGGGTTCTGGTAAGTCCAATGGGACTGTGAGTGCAAACGCTCATAGTCCCATTTTCTTTTGAGGAAATGAACATGAATGAAGTGGTTTCCAGTTATTTGACTGCGCTTGATGAATTGAACGTATTGACCACAACCAGTTATCGGATGGCAGACGGTGACTCTGCCACAAGGCTAAACCAGATTGTGGACGATGTGCTTTCTTTCCTGATAAACGCCTATGCGCTTGGAATACGAAACGCAGGTATCATGCTTGGGCATGAACTCTCCGTGAATGTAGACCAGATGGAGGATGCTATCTATCTGGTGATTGAGGGAAAGACCTTTGCTGACCGTGTTGCAGACCATGTGGGAGGTAATGACATAGGAGGTTTGCAAAGCCTTGTGGAGTCTGAATATCACAGAGTCTACAATGCAGCAGTTCAGGACGGCGCTACGGATTATGTCAACAACGGTGGTTTCGGTGTTACAAAGCACTGGCACACTGTAAAGGACAATCAGGTTAGGGAAACTCACAAGTACCTGGAAGGTCAATCGGTTCCGTTGGAGGAAGAATTTTTCACCTATGATGGTGACCACGCCCCATACCCTGGGGGTTTCACGAAGGTAGAGAACAATGCAAACTGCCGATGTATCGTGACACTGACAACTGATGAATAACGGGCTTTTGTCCGTTTCATGGTGAGGGAACACCTATAAAACGCAAACTCAAGACAAGAGGATAAAACGGAAAACAGAGTGGAGTGAACCACCAATTAAAAACGCAAGGAGGACTTTGAAATGAGTTATTTGAGTGATTTGCTGGGTAAAGCCTACAAGGAAGGTATGACCGAAGATGAAATTTCCGCTGCCCTTGAAACTGTCGGGCAGGGCAATGACGCAGAGGTAAACCGCCTGAAAGCTGCGCTGTCTAAGGCCAACTCCGAAGCTGCCGACTACAAGAAGCAGCTTAGAAGTAAGCAGTCCGATGATGAAGCTGCCGCTGCTGCCCAGAAGGAGGAACAGGACAGATTGGCAAAGGAGAACGCTGATTTGAAGCGCTCTATTGCCCTGACCGAAAGGAAGTCTAAACTTCTGGCAATGGGCTATGACGAGAGCCTTGCCACGGAAACCGCTACCGCTATGGTGGACGGTGATATGGACAAGGTGATGGCAAACCAGTCCAAATATCTGGAAGTCCAGAAGAAAGCTATTCAGGCTGACCATATGAGAAAGACTCCCCGCCCCGCTGCGGGTTCTGAAAATACGGGCGGCATGGATTATGCGAAGAAGATTGCCGAAGCGCAGGCAAGCGGTAACCTGACCGCTGCTGCCTACTATACCCGTCTGAAAGCGCAGGACGAAGCGAACCAGACGAACGAAGAATAATGAATTGGAGGTAAACGAAAATGGCTGACGCTATTGCAACCAGTTTTGGTGTTCTGAATTACAGCGGTATGCTGTTCAACAAGGGTAACGTGCGTACCCCGCTTTCTTCCATCATCGGAAGCAGAGCGAAAACCACGAACCATGTCGAGTTTGTCACTGGGCAGGAGTACACTTCTGGCGGTGACGGTTCCCAGCCTGAAATCAGTGAAACCGCTTCTCTGACTGCCCCGGATGCTACTGTGGTTACCCGTGAGCAGAAAACCAACGTGACCCAGATTTTCATGGAGTCCGTGGGTATCTCTTACGCAAAGCAGTCCAACATGGGTACGTTGAGCGGTATCAACATTGAGAACCAGCAGGCCAACCCCGTGAACGAACTGGACTTCCAGGTTGCGGCGAAAATCCAGAAGGTGAACCGTGACATTGAGTACACCTTCATCAACGGTGTGTTCAACAAGGCCACTTCTGACGCAACTGCCAACAAGACCCGTGGTCTTATCCCCGCTATCACCACCAATGTGACTGCTATGGGCAACAAGCCCCTGGGTCTGTGGGACATTGCGGACATGGTGAAGAAGATTTACGGGGCGAACGCTCCTACCGAAGGTCTGTGCCTGTGGTGTGACGCTATCACCCTGTTCCAGATTAACGCTGACGCAGTGCAGAATGGCCTGACCGTTGTGCCTGCTGCCCGTGAGGTCAACGGTATTGCCCTGTCCAGTGTGATTACGCCTATCGGCGTGGTTTATCTGTACCTGGGTGAGTGCTTGCCCGCTGGTACGGCGCTGCTTCTGAACCTGGACGTGATTGCCCCGGTTTACCAGCCCGTTCCCGGCAAGGGTAACTTCTTCCTGGAGCCGCTTGCGAAGGTTGGCGCTGGTGAGAAGTATCAGCTTTTCGGTCAGATTGGCCTTGACCACGGCCCGGAGTGGTATCACGGCAAGTTCACTGGTATCAGTAAGAACTTTGAGAAGCCGACTTACAGCCGTTCCGTCTATGTGGCGAACGCTTCTGAAATCGGCGGCGCTGCTGGTGCGTAAGTGAGGAAGGAGGGTGGACAACATGACTAACACTGAAATACTGACTATGCTGAAAAGCATGACGGGTGAAACAGATACGGATGTGCTGTCCACTTATCTGACCCTTGCTAAAGGTGTGGTTATCTCTAAAGCCTATCCGTATGGTACGGGGACGGAGGATGTACCCGCCCCCTACCATACTACCCAGGTTGAGATTGCGGCCTATATGCTGAACAAGCGTGGCGCAGAGGGTGAAACGGCGCACAGTGAGAATGGTGTGTCCCGTTCCTATGAGGACGGTGACATTCCTCCTACGTTGCTGCGAAGGATTACCCCGATGGCGGGGGTGCTGATATGAAGCTGATGAAGCGCAACCTCTCCCCCGTTCACTATTGCCTGTATTCTGACAGTGTGCCATTACTGGACGCTGACGGATATGAAACGGGTGAAACTACGGTAGGCTATGGAGAGCCAGTGAAGATGATGTGCAGCGTATCCCCCGCAACGGGGTACGCCCAGGTGAATATGTTCGGCAACTTGGAGTCCTATGATAAGGTTCTCATTACTGACGATATGACGTGTCCCATTGATGAAAACACGGTGCTTTTCGTTGATAAAGCCCCGGAGTTCAAAGATGGAAAGCCGCTTTATGATTACACGGTTCGCCGTGTGGCAAAGTCCCTAAACGCCATATCCTATGCGGTAAGCAAGGTGAAGGTATCGTGAAGAAACGGGTTATCAAGGTACAACTTAATGAGCGAAGCATTGACCAGGCAATTAAGGAACTGAACAACTACAAAAAGTGGTTGACGGATAAGACAAAGGAATTTCTGAAAGCCCTTGCTGATGAAGGTGTGGAGATTGCTTCCGTAAAGTTTGGTCAGGCCGTCTACGATGGTACGAACGATGTTACTTGTTCTATGCAGGACAGGGGTGCAAACAAAGTGGCGGTCATGGCGGTTGGCGGCGCAACGCTTTTCATTGAGTTTGGTACAGGTGTGAAATACCCGGATAATCACCCGGAAGCCGGGGAAAACGGCATGGTACGTGGTCAGTATGGGTACAAACTGGGACGGTTGGAAAAGGGATGGCGGTACAGCGGTGACCCCGGAAGCAACGGTGAGGTTATCACAGAAGGAAAACACGCTGGGGAAATTCACACTTACGGCAACCCTGCCAACATGAGTATGTACCTGACGGTGAGAGAGTTGGAGGACAAGTTTGCTGAAATTGCAAGGAGGGTGTACGTATGATTGATTGCGAAAATGAGGTATATACCCGGATTGCAAGAGTCTTACGTGAGAAGTTTCCCGGTATCAATATCACTGGGGAATATGTGAAAGCACCTTCCTCTTTCCCTCATGTGAGTATCACGCAAAGTGACAACTCTGCTGTTTCGGAGAAGATGACCGGGAACGCTGAAATGGCGCAGGTCATGTTTGAAATCAATGTCTATTCCAATAAGACGGACGGGAAGAAAACAGAGTGCAAGACCATTGCGAAGGTCATTGACGAAGTTCTTTTCGGCATGAACTTTAAGCGTCTGGCGCTTACCCCCGTTCCAAACTTGGAGGATGCAACTATTTACAGAATTGTAGCCCGGTACAGGGCTATGACTGATGGACAATATTTTTATAGGAGGTAACGAACAATGGCTACAAGTACGTATATGACTTTCCTCATGCACAAGAAGCCCGGTGAAAGTGGTGCGGAAGCTACCTGGGAAAAGCTGATTGACATTACGGAGTTCCCTGACCTGGGTACTGACCCTGAAATGCTGGAAACTACCACGCTGTCTGACCGTATGCAGACCTTCATCATGGGTATCCAGGGCAATGAAGCTATGAACTTCAACACCAACTACGACAAGACCGGGTACATGGCACTGAAAGCCCTCAAGAACAAGGTGGACGGTTATGCTGTGTGGTTTGGCGGTACGGAGAACGCTGACGGCACTGTGACCCCGACTGGTACGGAGGGCAAGTTTGCCTTTGACGGTCAGCTTTCCGTTCGTGTGACTGGCGGCGGCGTGAATGAGGTTCGTGGTATGGCTATCACGATTGCCCCCACCACCGTCATTACGGAGGAATAACCCCACAATACAATTTGAAGAATTGGAGGAAATGAGCAATGGCAAAGCAGATTATCTTTACTTACGAAGGTAAGGAATACACGCTGGAATATACCCGGCGTACTATCAAGCAGATGGAGGATGAAGGGTTTGTTGCCCGCAACATTGACGATAAGCCCATGACTCTCCTGCCTGCCCTTTTTGCGGGTGCTTTCAAGGCGCATCATCGGTTTGTCAAGCCGGACGTGATTGAGGAAATCTACGCCCATATGCCTAACAAGGACAAGCTGATTGAGAAGTTGGCTGAAATGTACAATGAACCGATTGTTTCTCTGATGGAGGAACCGGAGGACTCCGCAAAAAACGTGGACTGGATGGCAAGTTGGTAACGGACTTGCCGTCTGAAAACGGTGGGGACGGCGGCATAGGCCGTCCGTCCCCTATTGTGCGTTACGGGGACAAATTTGAAGAACTATGCGGCTACTACATGAGTCTGGGAATGCCCTATCACGATTATTGGGATGGGGACAACTGCATGACGAAGTATTACAGAGAAGCGGAAGAAATCAAGAAGGAGCGGCGCAACTCTGAATTGTGGCTACAAGCAGCATATATCTATGAAGCCTTGCTGGATGCTTCCCCGGTTTTTAACCCGTTAAGCAAGAAGAATAAACCCTTCCCCTTCCGTTCCGAACCGATACCGATTACCAGTTCTGGCAATAAGAAATCGGAGGAACGCAAGAAGAAGCAGATGCTTGAGAACGGCAAGGAAGCTATGCGGGCTATGATGACAGCTTTCAATGAACGCTTCAAGAAATCGAAGAAAGGAGGGGAAGCAGACAATGGCAGTTGAACTTGAGGGACTTGAGTTTCAAATTGAAGCGAAGTCCGAAGAAGGTACTAAGGGTATAGACGCACTGACCGCAAGCCTGGGCAAACTGAAACAGGCCACGAAAGGCGGTCTGGGTCTGAACTCTAAGGTAAAGGAACTGAATAAGCTGAATGAAGCCTTGAAGGGTTTTCACTCTGATAAACTGGAAAGCCTTGGTAAAGCGCTTGAGAGTTTGAATGTAGGAGGAAAAGCTACAATTTCTCCCACTATTCCCAAACGGTTAAATGAGATTGCCCAGTCCTTGCATGAAATCGGATGGTCTGACATTGAAAAACTGGAAGATTTAGGTAAGGCGCTGCGGGAATTGCAGGAAGTTGGGGATGTGAAAATCCCGAAGGTCAAGGTTCCTTCCACGGGTGTTGCACCTACGATGAACACCCCTGCCGGGGAAGCCAGTGCAGAAGCCGCTACCAGCGGTGTTGAGCAGGCTACCAGCAGCGTACAGGAAACGGCGCAAGCCGTAACCCAGGTGACCCAGAGAACCGGGATACTCAAGTCTATCCTGAACGGGATTGGCGGTGTATTTACAAAAGGGTTTTCTGTCGGAACGGGCGCACTGCATAAGCTGGGCAACGCCTTGACGAAAGTTAAAATGATAGGAGCAAAAGCCCGGACAGCACTGGGCAAACTCAAGGACACGTTGGGTTCTGCGCTTGCCGCAAAGGTTAAGCAGAATACTTCTGGCCTAGGTAAATTGTTTAGCAGTATGAAGCGAATTGCTATGTACCGTGCCATTCGCTTTATGTTCGCCCAGTTGACGCAGGCCATAAGGGAGGGTATCAACAACCTCTATCAGTACAGCACTCTTATGGGTGGTACATTCGCCCAGAGCATGGACAGGCTTGCTACCAGCGGACAATATCTCAAGAACAGTCTGGGTGCTATGGCTGCGCCTATCATCAATGCGCTTGCCCCGGCAATCGACTTTGTGATTGATAAAATTGTAACCCTGCTGAACTTCATCAATATGCTGTTCGCACGGCTTTCTGGTGCTTCCAGTTTTACGGCGGCAAAGAAGAACGCTACCTCTTACGGGGACTCTCTGGAAAAGGCAGGCGGTTCCGCTGCAAAGGCGGCAAAGGAAATTCGTGACGCAACCACGGGCATTGACGAACTGAACATCATCATGCAAAAGGATGATACAGGCGGCGGTGGAGGTGGCGGCGGTGGTGCTGACTACGGTTCCATGTTTGAGGAACTTCCCATTGATAACAGTGTTAGCGATTTTGCCGATAAACTGAAACAGGCTTTCGACAATGCGAACTGGAAGGAACTGGGAACCTTGATTGGCGGCAAGGTCAATGAGGTTATAGACGGCATCAACTGGGACGGCGTGGGTCATAAGATTGGCTACTGGATTAACGCTGCGGTTCAGACTGCGTATTGGTTCCTGAAAACCGTGGACTTCCACAACTTGGGTGAACACGTGGCTGAAATGCTGAACGGTGCGCTTGAGGAAGTGGATACCTCCTTCATCGGTAGAATTATCGTAAGATGGTTCACTTTGAAGTTTGACTTCATCCTTGGAGCGCTTGGCGGGCTTGACTGGGGCTTGATTGCCAGGAAGGTCAGCGATTGCATTAAGGGCGCATTTGATGAAGCTACGGAGTGGCTTAACGGCTATGACTGGTCGCAGATGGGCAAAGACCTTTGGGCGAACATCAAGGAAGTTGTGACCAACATTGACTGGGGTGGTATTGCAACCAGTATATTCACCTTCCTTGGCACGGCTATCCGTTCCGCAGTTCAGTTCCTTGGCGGGTTCTTTGGCAGTATCGGTGCTGACATTAAGAACTGGTGGGATACGGAAATTGCGGGACAAGACTGGAAGGAAACCGCTGGGAACCTTCTGTCTGCGATTGGCGAAGGATTTGTGAATATCGGCACGTGGGTTTTTGACCATATCATTGACCCGTTCTGTACCGCCCTGTTGGGTGAAAACGTGTGGGCTGATGTAAAGCAGGCTGGCAGTGATATGTGGGCGGGCTTTACAAAAGGCATCACTGATTTCTTCAATGACCCTGGTGGATGGATTAAAACCAACATCGTTGACCCGTTCGTATCGTGGATTAAAGACCTGTTCGGTATCCACTCTCCTTCTACGGTGATGGCTGAAATCGGAGGATACATTATTGAAGGTCTGCTGAATGGTATTCTTACCCCGTTCAAGAACATTGGCAAGTGGGTGAAAGACCATATCATTGACCCGCTGGTGGAAGCCTTTGAGGACAGTCCCGTTGCAGAGTTTATGGTTGGCGTGAAAAACACTGCGGAAACGTGGTGGGCGAATGTCAATACCTGGTGGGACAGGAAGGTTGGCGCTGTAAAATCCTTTACTACAAATGTAGTCAACAATGCTACTACCTGGTGGAACAACACCAAAACGTGGTGGTCTGGCAAAGTTGGAGCCGTGAAGAACTTTACGACTTCCGTTGTCAATCAAGCCACGGACTGGTGGGGTAAGGTCAATACTTGGTGGAACGGAAAGGTGGGGGCTGTAAAGTCTTTCACGACTTCCGTTGTCAATCAGGCAAGTACCTGGTGGTCTAACGTGAAAACCTGGTGGTCTGGCAAGGTTGGCGCTGTCCAGCAGTTTACCACTTCTGTTCGGAACGACTCTACTACCTGGTGGAACAATGTGAAAATGTGGTGGTCTGGTAAGGTAGGAGCCGTGAAGCAATTCACAACCACGGTAACGAACCAGGCAAGTACCTGGTGGAATAATGTGAACGTCTGGTGGAACGGCAAAGTTGGCGCTGTGAAACAGTTCACGACTTCTGTTGCTAATCAGGCAAGTACATGGTGGAGCAATGTCAAGACCTGGTGGAGTGGAAAAGTAGGTGCTGTGCAGCAGTTCACTACCAGTGTGAAGAATGACAGTCTGACTTGGTGGAGCAACGTCAAGACGTGGTGGAGCGGTAAGGTTGGCGCTGTCCAGCAGTTTACAACCTCCGTCAAGAACGAAGCGTCTACTTGGTGGAACAATGTGAAAACCTGGTGGTCTGGCAAGGTTGGTAACCTTCCCGTTAGTGTGGCTATCAAGAACGAAGCGTCTACCTGGTGGAGCAATGTCAAGAGTTGGTGGAGTAACGCAGTTGGAAATCTGGTTACTACCTTGAGTATCAAAGTTCCGAAGGTCACTGTCAAGTGGAGTACGGTTACCGTTTTCGGTAAAGATTTCAGTTATCCTTCTGGTTTCGGTCTAAGCTGGAACGCTAAAGGCGGTATTCTGGATGGCGCACAGATTTTCGGTATGCTGGGCAACACCCTTCTTGGCGGCGGCGAAGCTGGTAAGGAAGCGGTGCTTCCGTTGGAAACTCATACAGAGTGGATGGATACCCTGGCTGAAAAGGTACGAAGCGGATTGCCTGATGAAAATAAGGGCGGCATGGAATACGGGGAGTTCAGACGGGCGCTTGCTGATTTTTATGTTGAGTATGTGCAGGGTACGGTATCCCAGATGGCTACCGACATGAACAGGCAGGCGAACAAGAAGGAACAGACTACCGTACAGGTTGGCAACCGGGTTATCACCGATGCAGTGAGAACCCAGGAAGAAGCAAACGGTTACAGGTTTGCTAAGTAAGGAGGGATGGACAATGGCATATCTGGCAATCAACGGGTACGAATTGCCGTCCCCGAAACGTGGCTTGGAGCCTATTGTTACAACGCTTGTAGACGCTGGACGTGATGCAAACGGTACGGTGGTGGGACAGCGTATAGGCCGTGACCAGTATAAAATCAACAATCTGGAATGGCCTTGGCTGACCGCTGCGGAGTGGAGCAGGATATTAAGTATCCTGAAACACTTTTTCGTGTATGTGACGTTTCCAGACCCGGTGACGAACGAGTTTATCACGGTAAGGATGTATCCGGGTGACCGAACTGCTGAACCTTACTATGCAGACGAAAACGGGAAACCTACACATTATCGCAACTGCAAGGTCAATTTGATTGATACAGGAGAGTGAGAAAATGCAAAAGGTATCGGAAGAATATAAGAAAAGCATGAAATCCACTCTGCGGGAGAGAGCGTACATTATGCTGTCTTTCGGTCTGGTCAATCAGGAAGCGCAGGCAAAAGCCCGGATTGAGAATGGCAACTTTACCCGATATTCCAATACGGCGAACATCTTTGGGAAGAAAACGGATGATACTATTTATGCTACGTTGGAGGAAAACTTCACACGGGTTGATGGTTCTATGTTCTTTCTTCCCAGAGGAACCGCCGCAGGTGGATACTATGATACGGGGCTTATCAGTAACAACCTGATTTCTGATGGGCAATTTTCTCTGACCATCAACCTTAATATCCTGCCTACGGACTTCCGTGGTATCACAATCAATTTTGGAGAGAACTACCCAGTGAACTTTGACATTGTAAGTGACCAGGGGCAAAAGGTTGAGTTCCGGGATAATGACCGGGCAGAGTTTACTACGGAGGAAGTCTTTGAAAACACGTCCAAACTGACGTTGGTTTTCTACCGTATGAAAAACCCCCGAAGCAGACTGCGTATTTATTCTATCCGTTTCGGTTATGGCCTGGTTTACTACAATGACTCCGTAATGGCATCCAGTCTGGAAAGCTATGTATCTCCGATTGGTGCTGATATTCCCCAGATTGATTTCACAGTGACACTTAAAAACTATGACAAATACTTCAATGTGGATAACCCCCGTTCCGCTATCAACTTCCTTGAAACGGGACAGGAAATGGATATTTACTATGGGTATCAGTTGCCAGAGAGCGGTGAAATCGAATGGGTACGGGGTAACCACCTTCTATGTTCGGAGTGGGAAAGTGACGATTATACCGCCACTATCCGCTGTCAAGATGTGTTCAGGGGCATGGACACGGAGTATTACAAGGGAATGTACACCCCCGCTGGAAAAAGTTATTTTGACCTTGCGGTGGAAATCCTGCGGGAAGCAGGCCAGACGGAGTATTACATAGACCCCCGCCTGAAACACCTGTACACCAAAAACCCGCTGCCCCGTGTGAAATGCAAGGAAGCACTGCAAATTATAGCCAATGCTTGCCGCTGCGTACTCTCCCAGTCCCGGACGGGGCTTATTCAGATTAAGTCCAACTTCAATCCGCTGGCTACGGTGAGTTCCAACGGTGAAGCCCCGTATTCCACGGTAGCCAATGTGATGAACAAGGACACGAAGGATGAATATGCAAGTCTGGCTACTGGCTATACAGTGGTGGACGGCGGTATGCACTTCCTTCCCCGGAACGTGAATGGGAGGAAACTTAATACAGGGTTTGTTTCCAGCGCACAATCTAACGCAAATGGCAAGTTCTCTGTGAACCCCGTACTGACGATTACGCAGGAAGCAATCTGTATGTACTACGGTATCAAGCTGGTATTCGGTCACGCCCTTCCTTCCGGGATTGTGGTGAGAACCTACAACACTGGGAATTTGGTGGAGGAATATGCGGTTGCGGAAGCTATCACAAAGGACATGGTTATTCTCCATAACTTTGACGATTTTGACACCATGAAGATTGAGTTTACCGGGACGGCTGAACCGTATAACCGCATTGTCGTGAACCACTTTGCTTTCGGTGACGTGACAAACTTCACTATGACAAAGCGGGACATGACTTCTTCCCCGAAAGCTATCAAGCAGGAAGTGGTCAAGGAAATTGTGGTTCCCTGTTACAGTTACCAAACTGGAAATCCAGAAGAAAGCCTGGTCAGTGAGGAAGTGACGGTTACAGCGGGTGAACGGATGACCTTCTACATGGGTGCTGCTTCCTATGGATACCGGGCAACTCTGAACGAGTCCGCAAGCAATGTGACCATCATTGCGTCTGGTAACTATTATGTGACCGTGCAATTTGCCGTTGCTGGAGATTTCCAGTTTGAGGTATGGGGTCATAGGTACAAGGTTGTGGAGCGTTACGCAACGGTCAAACTGCGTGAGCGTGGCAAGACAGTCAAGTGGGAAAACCCGCTTATCTCTGATATGACGATGGCGCAGGACTTGGCTGAATGGATTGCGGACTACTACTCCGCAGGCATTGAGTATGAGTACACTACCCGTGGCAACCCAGAGATTGACGTGAACGATATTGTGTACCAGGAGAATGAGTTCAGGGACAACATGAAGGTGACGATATACCGGGCTACGCTCAACTTCAACCAGTCCTTTTCTGGAAAGATTACTGCCCGGAGAGTGGAGGGATAAAGATGTGGCAAACACCTAAAACCAACTGGCACGGAGGGGTAGACGCAAACGGAGTGTATGAAGGTGATAGGTTCAATGCGGTTGATTTCAACCGTATCAAGAACAACCTGCAATACCTACGGGATATGGCTATCAAACTGTATCAGGAGTTTACCATTCCTTCCCTTGGCGCTGACCGTACCCCCAGGGATTACTTCTACGCTGATGAAATCAATCAGATGGAAGCAAACCTGAATACCATCAACGCCCACACCTTGAAGCTGTCCTACGGGGCAAGTCCCGTCTATATAGAGAACGGCAATACGATGGACTTTGCCGAACTCAACCGTTTGGAGGGTGCAATTCTTGACCTGTATGACAAGCTGAATAACGAAACAAACGGAAGGAGGATGTTCACATGGAACTTTGGTATGAAGGGAGGGGAATTGTAAATGGCATGGAATTTGCTGCCTACTAACTACACGGACGCTATCTGGTCTGGCCTGAAACGCTATATGGAAATCACCAATAGTGACGGCACGGTATCCTTTCAGGATGTGACCCAGTATAGCAACCGGGAGAAGTCCTTTTTCGGTGCGAAGGACGCAAACCGCATGAACGAAGCACTGAACACCATTATGTCTATGGTGGAAAACGGGACTGACCTGTACACGGCTTTTCAGAACTACTTTGCTTTGCAAAAGGAAATGTTTGAGGAAAAGGCTGATAACACCTACAACGACTTTACCTCTTACGTGAACGAGTTGAAAGCCGAAGGGGACAAGACCCTGGAAACCATCAAGACTGATTACCGTCAGGAAGTCACGGACTTTGAGGAAGCCCAGGAAAAGAGTTTCAATATCTGGTTTGACCTGGTGCGTGGTCAGCTTTCCGGGGATGTGGCGGGCAATCTGCTGAACCAGATTGAGAACACTACGGAACGGGTACGGCTGATAGAGTCCATGTGCCTGACCAATGATTTCATTGCCCCGATTGCTACGGATGACGATACACTGACCTTCCTGACGGATGACCAGGGTAACGCCCTTCTGGCTGATTGGAAATACAAGGAGGTATAAGAAAATGGCAACTATTCCTATTGAAAATGCAAAACGAATGGCAGACCTGACGGCATTGACGGAAGTATCTGACTCCGCTATGCTGTTCATCCATGACGGCAACGGTATCAAGAAGGTTTCCGCTGGCCTTCTCAAGAAGGACTTGAAAGACCTGATTACCGCCCACAAGACCATTCTGGACATGGTGACCGCAACTGGCGCTGGCGCACACAACTCTGTTTACCGGGGTAAGAACCTTGGTGCTGCGGTGACGGCGGCGCAGTGGGCGGCTATCCAGGCTGGCACGTTCGATGATATGTACATCGGTGACTACTGGGTTATCGGCGGTGTGACATACCGTATCGCTGCTTTTGACTACTACCTGCGGGCGGGTGATACCGACATGAACACCCACCATGTCACTCTGGTTCCTGACGCAAATATGTACACCCACTGCATGAACGATACCAATATCACCACGGGCGGCTATGTGGGAAGTAAGATGTACACGCAAGGTCTGAACCAGGCAAAGACCACCATCACGTCTGCCTTTGGTGCTGCGCATATCCTGACCCACCGTCAGTATTTGTGCAATGCTGTGACCAACGGTAAGCCGTCTGGCGGTTCCTGGTATGACAGCACCGTGGAACTGATGACCGAACAAAACTGCTACGGCGGTAAGGTGTTTGGTGCTGGCAACGATGGTTCCACTGTTCCCGGTTTGCATACCGTGGACAAGAGCCAGTTCCCGTTGTTCACCTTCCGTCCTGACATGATTTCCAACCGTCAGTGGTTCTGGCTGCGTGACGTGGTATCCGCTCCCCTTTTTGCCAGTGTCGCCCGCTACGGCCCTGCGGCCTCCAACTACGCTTCCTCCGCTGCCGGGGTGCGTCCCGCTTTCTCTATTAAATCCTAAATCGTAAATCCCCACCCCTTCATGGGGTGGGGTAAGGGAGATTGATATGTCTGTACTGAAAAGCAAACGTAAAGCGTCCCAGTTTGAAGTATTTCACCATCTGTATCAGGTAAGGCGTGACATTACTGACCTTCTGCTGCGGGACTTTGGATATAGTTTTGAAAAGGCAGAGCAACGCCTACGGAAGCGCTTTGGTGGCAGAGGTTATACCGAACTGACCGAAAAGGAACAGGAGCGGTATAATCAACTCAAGAACAAACTGGAAGCCTTTGATGATTGGTTCATCTATGACGAAAGACAAGTTATTGTGGAATGTCTGCGGGAAATCACGAAAGAGGTTTTTATTGCAAACAGTATCTATCCTACCTGCATGGAAGAACTCATTCAGAGAAGGTTGCACCAGGATGAAGCAATCGGTCAATGTTACCGTCTGGCACAGGAATTACAGTATGCCATTGAAACGCTGCCTGTTGATGTGAACACCTACCTGCGGTTTGGTGAAGCAATCAAGACAGAAATCAATCTCATTAAGGGTTGGAGGAAAGCAGACAATAAATTCAAAGGGGCAATCTCTACATCCGCTGCCAATTTTGCCAATGTCAACAACAACGGCAATGCGAACTACAACAACGCTTCCAACGCTAACGGTGTGCGTCCCGATTTCAATTCCGCAGTTGAATAGCCATTTGAGCGTTCTGCGGACAGAGAAAGGAGAGATTGTCCTTCCGACATGGTAAATACGAAACACGACACCCACTCTTACGAGAGTACCAGTAATGGTGAAAGAGGTTATCAGCGTGAAATATTTGATGGAAATGTACTCTATGAGAGTTTCATAAGAGCCAAACAGGGTAGTGATTGGAAGCCGCAAGTACAGAAGTTTGAAATGAACTATCTGTTTGAATTGGCTGACTTACAGACGGAACTTGTCAGTGGAGATTACAAATTTCTACCAAACACGGAGTTCACTATCCATGAAAGAGGGAAAGTAAGACGAATTACAGGCGAACAGATACGGGACAGGGTTTCCAAACACGCCCTATGTGATGAAATTCTGACCCCTGCTGTCCAGAAGTACCTTATCTACGACAATAGCGCAAGTCAGGTTGGCAAGGGCATTGACTTTGCACGGAAGCGGCTACTGACTCATTTGAGGAAGTATTACAGTCAGCACAAGTCCAACGATGGCTATATACTGCTTATCGACTTCTCAAAGTATTATGACAACATACGGCATGACCGTCTGATGGAACAATTTGAGAAGTACATCCATGACCCAAACGCACTGAATTTCCTCCGTAAGGTAGTTGACCGTTCAAAGGTTGATGTGTCCTATATGACGGATGAAGAATATGCAGGGTGCATGGATACCCTGTTCAACTCCTTGGAGTATGAGCAGGTGGGTAAAACCTTGCGAACAGGTGAGCGGTATATGTACAAGCACCTGAATATCGGTGACCAGGTGGCGCAGGTTGCCGGGATTATCTACCCGATACCGATTGATAACTATGTCAAAATAGTACGGGGTGTGAAGTTCTATGGGAGGTATATGGATGACAGTTATGCAATCCATGAAAGCAAGGAGTTTCTTGAGGACTTGCTTCAAGGGATAATCGCCATTGCAAATGAACTGGGAATAACGGTAAACACCCGTAAAACCAGGATATGCAAGTTGTCCAGTATGTGGCGCTTCCTGCAAGTTCAATACTCCCTGACGGATACCGGGCGGGTCATTCAAAAGATAAACCCTAAACGGTTGACCGCCATGCGGAGGAAAATGAAGAAACTGGTCTATAAGCTATCCGAAAAGGAGTTTGATGACTGGTTCAATGCTTGGATGTGCAATCACTACAAGATAATGAGCAAGCAGCAGAGGGAGAACATGAACACTCTCTATGCACAATTAAAGAAGGAGGTTTATCACGATGTACACAATCACACTGGCTGACGGTAGAAAGCTGGAAAATCTGGAACTGAACGGCAACAACTACATTGCCGAAGGGGTCATTGAGGACTCCGTGTTTGCGGACAATCTCTCTACCGTCACAATCTCCAATGGTGAAACCACGGAAACCTTTGAGGACATGGTGCTGCTTAGTAACCGTGTGGACGGTGGACGCTCCTGGATTGTCCTGGGTGAAAAGACTCCCCAGGAAAAGGCTATGGAGCGTATCAACGCCATGCTTACGTCCAATGCAGACAGCATTACGGACGTGCAGGTGGCGCTTGCGGAAGTCTATGAAATGATGCTGGGAGGTAACTGATATGGCAAAAATCTATGTAGCCCTCATTCGTAAGGGACTGAAAACCATCAAGGACGTTCCGTCTGCGCTTCTGGATGAAGTCAAGAAGCTGTTGGAGGAACAGTAATGTTACTCCGCATATTCGGAAGCTATCTGTTCATTATCAGACGGAAGGAGGTGGAGAAGATGGCTGTTATCTATGTGGCACTGATTGTCAAGGGCAAGAGAACCTATGATACCGTTCCCGCCCTGCTCAAGCCCCAGGTGAAGGAAATGCTCATTGACCTGGAACTGGAAAGCCTTATTACGGAGTAAGGCTACACGGGTGAGAGCGGGGTGAAGTCCCGCTTCCCACCTATCATCTTCACTTCATGTAAAGGAGAATGTACACAATGCAGGAAATCCCTATTCTCATTTCTTTCCTGTCTTTGTGCGTTGCCGTGGTAGTGGGCATTACGGGCATCCGTAGAAACCAGGCAACCGATGACAAGAAGGAAGCGTCTGAAATGACCACCCTCATTGTGAAGTTGGAGAATATCAATAATGGCGTAAATGAGATTA